CATTGGGTGGGGCTAAGGATGCTAAACATTCTACTGTTGTTCCTGTAATTAGAATTCCAAAAGAAGTTCATGAACAATATACGAATGATGAACTTAAAGGTGTTAGTAATCTACAAAACAAAAGACCCGACATCATCAAAAAAGCAATGGATGTTGATGATGCTGTTAAGTATATAGTAGGTGTTTATGCAAATGGTACTCCACATGATTCAAATGGAAACAAAGAGTATTTAGAACTTTGTGGTTTTACCAAAAGAAGAATCACTACAATTCTTAAAAAAGCAAAAGTCGAAATTGATAAGAACAATTTGGCTTTGGCTAACAAACTTTGGATTGATTATACCGATAAAGTTCACAGCAAAACAAAAGATGTAACAATCGAAGGATTTAGAGATAGTAATACAATTTCAATGGGTTACAGTTCAGCTATGTTTAAGTGGGATAATATTTTTAATACTATATTTGCTCACACCGAATACAATGAAAAGACTAAAACATATGAACCCACTAAAACCAATGTAATGATTACGGTATATCATCCTAATCCAGAAGCTGAAGAGAATTGGAAAATGGTTCATCAACCTGATGCACTTCGTAAGTTGAAATATTACCTATCACCATTGGGTTATACATTTAAAATACATGAGATGGTTTCAACAATGGTAAATAAATTGGACTAGTATGAGTTTTTGGGAAGTAAAAGTAGATTATAAGGATTCAAGAAAAGTTCTTGTTATCCCAAATATTACAAATGCAAGTAATATAGAAAAGGATAGTTTTGTGGATGTATTATACAACCACATTATTGCTCTAGATAAAGTTGGGCAATATTTCTTTAATGTTATATTACCAAAACCCGTTAGAAAACTAAACTTAGAAAATGTAAAACAACACATCGCACCATTTAGTGGTGATATGATGAATCAGAGAGCATTTCCTCCATTAGATTTAATTAAAATAATGAAGGATACTGAATATGACGTTATTTTATCGCATTTACCAGATTGGGTTCAAACCGGGCGTTATAAAAACTCTATTTCTACTAAAATAATCGGATATTGTCATTGGTGGGAATCAAAAACTGCTAATGGGATTGATAGAAGACCAGGTAAAGCTAAATGGTTATGGTTACCAATAGAATTATTAGGTGTACATCAGATGGATACTTGTTATGTTAATACACAAGACCAAAAGAGTAGAATTTTAGAACAAGCAAAAGATATATTCAATGATGAGTTTATAAAAGAGTTGGATAATATTCTTGTTGTTTGGAATTTAGGGTTACCTAATAAACTAATAGTTAAAAAACCATCAACTCAAAAAAGAAAGGTTATTGTATTTAATCATCGAGCAGCTGCATATAAAGGATATCCTAAGTTTTTAGAATTAATGAGGGAATATCGTAAAAGAAGAAATGATTTTGTAGTATGGGTTCCTCAGTTAAATGGTCAATCACCTGAAAGTTGGATAGATAACTCAAAAGCACCAAAGCATGAATATTACCAAAGATTACAAGATACTATGGTTGGTATTCAAATGAGACAAACAAACTATGGTTGGAGTGTAAGTGGTACTGATTGTATGATGAATGGTACTCCTATGGTTTGGCAAGAATCAGATTGTTATAGAGAAATAGACCCTAATGGTTTATTTTGGAACAAAAAGGTTGATTTCTTTAATATTTTAGATAAGATATTAGATAATGATGATTATCGAAATGAATTGGAAATAAAAGCTATTGAAAGAGCTCATGAACTTTCTACAAACGAAGATAAAATGATAAAAGAACTACATAAAAATCTTAGTAATTAATGTATAAAAACGCATACTACCAACGAGAAAAGAACCTCGTTCACATTTGGGATGATAAACAAGGTTATAGAGCATTTCCTTATACTCGATACGCTTATGAAAAAGCTGCTAATGGAACTTTTACTACTTTATATGGTGATAAGGTAAGTAAGATTTACAAATTTAAAGGAGATGATCCTGATTTATTCGAAAGTGATGTACCCGAAACTACAAGAGTTTTAGTAGATACTTATACTGATTCAGATTTACCATCAGAAGGACACGTTATCCTTACATATGATATTGAGTGTGAAATGGAGAGTGGGTTACCTAATCCAGAAGAAGCTACTAATGAGTTAACTTCAATTGCACTTCATGATTCCGCTACTAAACAATATTGGGTATTGGTAATGGATAAAGCTGGTGAGATGTTGGAAAAAACAACCGAATCAGCTATTGTACTTCCTTTCAGAACAGAAGAGGATATGTTAATGAAATATTTGGAGTTATATGAGATGATAAATCCATCTATTGTAACTGGTTGGAATATCGATTACTTTGATACACCAATGTTGTACAATCGTATTAAAAGATTATTAGGTAAAAGACACGCTAATAGATTATCACCAATTGGTGAGTGTTTTTGGTCACCTTATCGTAAGAGATACTTTATGGCTGGTGTATCTTATTTAGATTACCTTTCACTTTATAAAAACTTTACATATTCAGAATTAGATTCATATAGATTAGATTCTATTGCACAAAAAGAATTGGGTAGAGGTAAGATTGAATATGATGGAAACTTAGATATTCTTTTTAAAGAGGATATTGAAAAGTTTATTGAATATAACTTAGTGGATGTTGAGTTAGTTGTTGAATTTGATAGAAAACTACAATTCATTGATACTGCTAGAGGTATTTGTCACGCTGGACACGTTCCATATGAAGATTTTGTATATTCATCAAAATATTTAGAAGGAGCACTTTTAACTTATTTAAAACGAAAGAGTATCATAGCGCCTAACAAACCTGCTGATAGAAGAGAACGAATGGAAGCTCTTAAAGAAAATAAGCAAGAGAAGTTTATAGGAGCTTATGTAAAAGCACCAATCGTTGGTAAGTATGATTGGATATATGATTTGGATTTAACATCTCTATACCCATCTATTATTATGACAATTAATATTTCACCTGAAACAAAGATGGGTAAGATTACTGATTGGAGTGCTGAGGATTTCGTAAAAGGTAAGAGAGATACTTGGGAAATTAATGGAGATACAATAACACAGGATAACTTAAAACTATTTTTTGAAAGAAGTAAGTTCTCAGTAGCATCAAATGGTGTTTTATATAGAACCGATAAAGTTGGTTGTATTCCTGATATATTAGACCATTGGTTTTCACAAAGAGTAGAGTTTAGAAAGTTGGAAAAGAAATATGGTGATAGTGGAGATAAGGAAAAGTATGCATTCTATAAGAAGAGACAGTTAGTACAAAAGATTCTTCTAAACTCATTATATGGAGTATTAGGATTACCAGCATTCCGATTCTATGATGTGGATAACGCTACGGCAGTAACAACAACAGGTCAAACTGTGATTAAATCAACTGCTGATATGACTAACATCAAATATAATAAAGAGTTGGAAACACCTGATGCTGATTCTAACATTTATATTGATACGGATTCGGTATTCTTTTCAGCAGCTCCCTTAATGGATAAGAGAATTCCTAATTGGAGAGATAATAACCAAGAAACAATAGCTGGGTTTGTAAATGATATAGCTGGTGAAGTACAAGATTATCTAAATGATTTTTATGATATCCTTGCTAAAAAGGTATTCAATGTAGATAAGGATAATCATAGATTTGAAATTAAAAAAGAATACGTTTCAAAAGCTGGTATTTGGATTGCTAAGAAACGTTACGCACAATGGATTATATCTGATAATGGTGTACCATGTGATAGATTGGATGTAAAGGGATTGGATGTAGTACGTTCATCATACCCAGCAGCATTTAGGAAATTTATGAGTGAAATACTTATTGAAATTCTTAGAGGTGATACCGAAGAACAATTAACAAATAGAGTTTACGATTTCAAAAATGATTTGGTAAATATGGATGTTGTTAAGATAGCTAAAGCAGGTGGAGTAAAAAACTTATCAAAGTACATGCCTAAGAAGAGAGACCAAACGGCAATGTTTCAATTCATTAGTGGTACACCAGCACACGTTAAAGCATCAATTGCATATAATCAATTGTTAAAACACTATAAAGTTCAAAATCAATATGAACCTTTAAAGGGTGGTGATAAAATAAAGTGGGTATATCTAAAACAAAATCCGTTTGGATTAGATGCAGTAGCTATGAATGGTTACAATGACCCACCACAAATTATGGAGTTAATTAAAACATATATTAACTATGATAAAATCTTCGAAAGAGAACTTCTAAAAAAATTAGAAGATTTCTACGGAGCATTGGGATGGGGAGAAGTTCTATCATCCAAAAAGACAGCTGAAAAGTTTTTCTCTTTTTAGTTGTATAATTAAAAATAAATTCGTATATTAGTAAAACAATAAAATAAATCTTAAAAGTAAATTATGGAAAAAGTAAAATTAGATGGTTTCATCAATAGATACAATCTCGGTGGAGAGGTTGAATCAGTAATGGTTAAATCTGAAGGTTCTAATCTTTCGGTTAGAATGATATCAGATGATAAAACTCTTTTAGGAGATGTAACAGTAACAGGTTCAGATTTCCCAGAAGGAGAATTTGGAATCTACACTACATCTCAATTAAAGGGATTATTAAGTGTATTAGATAATACAATAAAAGTAGAAGAAGTAACTGGTGCACTAAAGTTCTCAGATAAAGGAACTAAAATGCAGTATATGTTAGCAGCACCTTCAGTTATCCCAGCGGTACCTGATTTAAAAGCTCTACCTCCATTCAATGTAGATATTACATTAGATAATGAGTTTGTAAACAAATTCATCAAATCTAAGGGAGCATTAGCAGATGCTGATACATTTACATTCACTTGTAAAAATGGTAAAGGAGAAATTATCTTAGGATATTCTTCAATTAATTCAAACCGAATTTCAATCACTGTTGATTGTAAGTGTGAAGGAGATGTAGAACCAATAGCATTCTCATCTAAGTATTTGAAAGCTATTTTGTTATCAAATAAAGGTTCATCAACTTCATCTCTACAAATTTCTTCACAAGGATTATCTAAGGTATCATTTACCGAAGGAGAGTATGTAAGTAATTATTTTCTAGTAGAGATAAAATAATAACCATTAAAAAAGAAACTATATGAGTTTTTGGGATACCGAACCAGCAAAGCCAGAATTTATATTCGAAGATGAGAAAAGAAAACTTATCGAGAATATGAACTACCTTATGACAATGAGTGTAGAAGAACAAACATTGTATAAGAAATGGGTTGAGCTGCAGGAATCTAATATGATTAGAGATAAATCCCAAATTGCTACTCTTTATGATATGCAATGGAAACCAACTGATATCAATAATAAGGAACTAACAATAAAAGAAATTGAAGAGTTAGACCCTTATGTTGAAATCGTAGAGGATAAAGATGAAGCTACAAAGTGGACTCTTTTAAGAAAGATGATTCATACTATGAGTTGGACAGCTAATCCTGGTCGAAATGTTAAGTTGTTTCTTAAAGATAAAAAGAGTGGTAAACTTTTAGGTTTAGTATCATTAGCATCTGATGTTACTTCAATGGGTGTACGAGATAAGTACATTGGTTGGACTAAAGAAGATAAATTCGTAAAGGGTAAGTTAAATTTCACTACTATCGCATCCACTATTGTTTGTACCCAACCTTTAGGTTACAATTTCTTAGGTGGTAAGTTGACAGCAATGATGACTACCCTTCCAGAAGTACGAGAGTACTGGAAAAAGAAGTATGGGCAAACATTGATAGCTGTTGGAACTACTTCCCTTTATGGAATTCATTCCCAATATAACGGAATCCCTCACTTTAAAACGTTGGGGGAATCCGCTGGGAAAATATCTTTAAAACCTGATGATGAATTCTATGACCCTTGGCATCAATGGATTAAGGAGAATAGAGCTGATTGGTATGAAAAGGCTATTACTAATGAAAGAATCAGAAATGGTGCTAATATGGGAACTGGTAAGGGTGCTAGTGGACCTGTAAGCGGTATCAAACAAAAGATTCTATCACAAATCTTCAAAGAATGTGGAATCAAACAATCAGAATACCATCATGGTTTTAAACGAGGAGTTTATTTAGCAATGATGTATGAGAATGGACCTGAGTTCTTACGTTCAGAAATTGAAGAGGAGCAATTAGTAATGAAAAAGAAATTCGTAGATGGTCAATCAAACATCAACAATTGGTGGAAAAGACAGGCAATCAAACGATATTCAAAGTTACATGATAATGGTAAGTTAAAACCTGAAGATTTATTCTATATCGATGGTATAGGAATGAGTTGGGAAACTTTCAAAGAAAGTAGGTTAAAAGAAGTAGGTAGATAATATAACAAAAAAAGAAATATGGCATTTTTCGAAGATACACACGAAGAACAAAAAGATAATAGTTTATGGGTGGAGAGTTACCGTCCAACTACATTAGAAAACTATGTAGGTAATGAGCATCTTAAAACTAAGGTTGCTGGATATTTAGAAGCTGGTGATGTACCACATTTATTATTATATGGTAGAGCTGGTACTGGTAAAACAACTCTTGCTAAACTAATTGTAAAACAAATGGATTGTGATTATATGGTAATCAATGCATCTGATGAAAACAATGTAGAAACTGTAAGAAATAAAGTAAAAGGATTCGCATCATCGATGGGATTCAAAAAATATAAGATTATTATCTTAGATGAGTTTGATTACATGTCTCAGAATGCACAAGCTATTTTGAGAAACTTAATGGAAACATTCTCACAACATTGTAGATTTATCTTAACTTGTAATTATGTTGAAAAAGTAATTGACCCTATTCAGAGTAGATGTCAAACTTTCCAAATAATACCTCCAACTAAAAAAGATGTAGCAGTTCAAATATCAAAGATTTTAAGTAGTGAAGAAGTAACATTCCAACCAAAAGACTTAGTTCCAATTATTGATGCTGGTTATCCTGATATTAGAAAGATTATCAATACCTGTCAATTAAACTCTATAAAAGGTGAGTTGAAAGTAGATACTCAGAATCTATTAGAGAATGATTATAAAATCAAAGTATTGGATATTCTTAAATCAAAGGATGATAAGAGAAATAAATATGTGAATATGAGACAAGCTATTATTGATAGTAGGGTAACTGATTTCTCAGAACTATTTACATTATTATATGAAAAAGTAGATGAGTATGCACCATCAAATACGGCAAACGTAGTTATTGCAATATCTGAAGGACAAAGTAAACACTTTAATGCTATTGATAAAGAAATACCAACTGCAGCAACATTAATCGAAATATTAAATTTAATTTAAGATGGCAAAAATAGTAGGAATTGGTGGTAATAAACCACAAAAAGCATCAGAGCAACCAACGCAAGGTGGGGGACCTAAAATAGATTTAGGTAAATCAAATCCTGTAATTTGTTCACATTGTGGATATGATGTATTCATAGATGGTTCTAAATTTAGAAAGATATCTAAGTTAGTAGCTGGAACTGCTCAAGATGTAGTAGTACCAATAGAAGTTTTACTTTGTGGGAATTGTGGTGAGATATGTGAGGAGTTACTATCACCACAACTAGCAGTATTAGAAGAATTGGATAGAAAAAAAGCAGAAGGTAATGCCTAAATCATTATTTGACCACGTTAAGGCAATAACAAACGAACAAAATCCTAAATATTTTGATACGTTAGAAGAGGCTGATAAAAAGACTTGGAGTAACTATATGTTATTACGATTTCTATCTATGAAATATGAGTGGATTGAAACAATAGCAGCTGTTCAACCATATCTACAAGAAGTTCCTCCTAAAGCATTTTATCTTGCTATGATTGATTTACTTCCAAAAGGTAGACACTTTATGAAGTATATGAAACCCAAAGGAGCTGATAAGTATGAGAAGTGGTTAGTAGAATTAATATCTAAACATTATCAATCCTCTAAGTTGGAAGCAGAAGATTATCTAAAGATTCTTTATGCTAGTAGAACCGGTAAAGAACGGATAAAACAATTATCAGAAGATTATGGTACTGACCCTAAGATAATAAAAAAGTTAAAATTGAAAATATAATTGATAAAAGTTTGGTAATCCCAAACTTTTTTCGTATATTTGTATAACAAATAAAAGTTTATGGCAAAAGTAAGTTTTTCACAATACCAATTATATTCATCATGTCCTCGTTCATACAAACTGAGATACATTGATAGATTGGGACAATCATCAGCTAATATCTATACTCTTTTCGGAACTGCTATTCACGAAACAATCCAACATTTCCTTTCGGTGATGTATGGTGTTTCTAAGAAACAAGCAATGGAAATTGATACTGATAAGTTGTTGTTAGATTGGATGAGAAAAGAATACATCAAAGAGAACGATAAATTAACTGAAGGTAGTATATGTACCCAATTAGAGTTAGAAGAGTTCTATGGTGATGGTAGGTGTATATTAGAGTGGTTCAAAAAGAAGCTAGATAAGTTTTACAACAAAAGTGGTTTTGAATTAGTAGGAATTGAGATTCCACTAAATGCAAAAGTAAAAGAAGGTGTAAACTTTATAGGTTTTGTTGATGTAGTGATGAGAGATTTATCAGATAACTCTATTATTATTATTGATTTAAAAACTTCTACTAGAGGTTGGAACAAATATCAAAAATCAGATAAGTATAAGAATGCACAAATCGTTATATACAAAAAGTATTATTCAGAATTATTCAATATACCATTGGAGAAGATTAAAGTTGAATATCAGATTATGAGAAGAAAACTTTATGAAGATGCTCCGTTCCCAATTCCTTACATATCTAGGCATGTACCAGCTAATGGTAAACCAACTGTAAATAGGGTTTATACTGAGTTTATGAACTTTGTAAATGAGGTATTTGATGATGAAGGTAAGTATAGAGATTTACCATATCCTAAAGTTCCAGGTGATAGGCAAAAGAATTGTAGATTCTGTGAGTTTAAGACTAGAGGAATTTGTGATGGTAAAGCTTAACGGAAAATAAATATCTATATACTTATATATATAAATACTAACAATTATATTATGAGTGTAGAAACTAAACTAACAACTGTAAAAATTATTAAAGGTGTTTATTCAAATTTTAAAAGAGTATCATTCGAATCGGATGTAACACTTCAGAAATTGGTAAACAGAACAGTTGAACGATATGTAAACGATGACGGATTTAGGAAAGAAATGAACGAATATTCAAACCTTCAGATTTCCGGTTCGCAATTTTAAAAAAAAAAGTTATTTTAATAAGTTATGAGTAAAAAGAAAAAGATTCTTCTCCTCTCAGACGATATGAGGATGAGTAGTGGTATCGCCACTATGAGTAAAGCATTGGTAATGGGTACTCTTAATGAGTACGATTGGTTCCAAGTAGGTGCAGCAATTAAACACCCTGATAAAGGTAAAGTTTTAGATTTATCTGTTGATATGCAGAAAAGAACTGGTGTAGAAGATGCATCGGTTAAAATCTTACCTTGGAATGGTTACGGAAACGCTGATTTGTTAAGACAAATTATGAATTCCGAAAGACCAGATGCTATCCTTCATTTTACTGACCCACGTTATTGGACTTGGTTATATGATATGGAACACGAAATCAGAGAAACCTGTCCAATTCTTTATTATACTATATGGGATGATTTACCAGACCCATTATATAATAGAAATTACTACGAAAGTTGTGATTGGTTAGGTGCTATTTCAAGACAAACATATGGAATAGTAAGTAGGTTAACTGCTTTGACTGATAAACCAACGTGGAAACCTCATTCAGATTGGCAAGTTTCATATGTACCACATGGTATAAATGAAAACGAATTCAAACCAACTGATGTACCTTCAGATTTTAGAAATAAGATATTAGCTGGTAATGAGTATGATTTTATATTCTTTTGGTCAAATAGAAATATCAGAAGAAAACAACCATCTGATGTTATTATGGCATTTAAAGAGTTTTGTGATAAAATTGGTAAAGATAAAGCATCAAAAGCTGTATTACTAATGCACACAGCACCATCTGATACTAATGGTACTGATTTACCAGCAGTAGTTGAAACTCTTGCACCTGATTGTAATGTAGTATTCTCAACTGCTAAATTATCAACTGAACAACTAAATCTTCTCTATAATATGGCTGATTGTACAGTTAATATTGCTGGTAATGAAGGATTTGGTTTAACAACTGCAGAATCGGTTATGAGTGGAACACCAATCATTGTAAATGTTACTGGTGGATTACAAGACCAATGTGGATTTAAAGTAGATGGTAAATATCTTACAGCTGATGATTACATTAAGATTGGTTCACTTCACAAATGGAGAGATTGGGAAGATAAAGTAACTTGGGGAGAATGGGCTACACCAATTTGGAGTAGAGCACAATCTCTGACAGGTTCAGTTCCAACTCCTTATATTTGGGATGATAAAATCGATGTAACTGAGTTATCAGAAAAAATGGAGAAAGTTTACAATACTCCAACCGAAGAATTAAAGAAAAATGGGTTAGAAGGAAGAAGAGCATTTATTGAAGATATGGGATTATCTCAAAACAATATGTGCCAACAACTAATTAATGGTGTTGAGAGTACTTTCAAAAACTTCAAACCAAGAAAACGATACGAATTATTTAAAATTGTATAAAAAGTTATGAATAAACCTTTATTAGTATATCAGGCTCCAGTATTCACAAGAAGTGGTTATGGAGACCATGCGAGAGATATTTTGAGAAGCTTATTTGAGTTAGATAGGTACGATATTAAGATTGTACCAACTAGATGGGGAAATACTCCTCAGAACCAAGCTGACCCAAATACTGAATTTGGTAAACTTATGTTATCAAATATAGCAACCCAAGTAAATAGAAAACCAGATATCTTTATGCAGATGTCTGTTGCGAATGAATTCGAACCAAAAGGAAACTATAATATTGGTATTACTGCTGGTGTGGAAACAACTGTGGTTCCTAGAGAATTCTTAGAAGGTGGTAATAAAATGGATTTAATCATTGTACCATCTCAGTTTACTAAATCACTATTTGATAAAACTCAATTTCAAGAGCAAGATAAAGAAACTAAGCAAATTATTAAAACTTTCAAAAACGAAAAACCTTGTGAGGTTTTGTTTGAGGGTGTTAATAAAGAATTATATGAAAATCCAACTATAACTGATATAGATGTATTAGATGGAATTGAAACTGATTTTAATTTCTTATTCGTTGGACATTGGTTGAAAGGACATTTAGGACAAGATAGAAAAGATGTAGGAATGGTTATTAAAACATTCTCTACTGTTTTCAAATATCTTCCTAAAGATAAAAGACCAGGTCTTATCTTAAAAACATCACACGCTGGATTTTCGGTAATTGACAGAGAAACTACTAGAACCAAAATAGAAAGTGCGATAAAGGGACTAAGTGATGTACCACCAATTTACTTATTACATGGTGATTTAAAAGAATCAGAAATGGTTGAATTATATAATCATTCAAAAGTAAAGGCAATGATTTCATTTACAAAAGGAGAAGGATATGGTAGACCTTTAGCAGAATTCGCTACAACTGGTAAACCAATATTAGTTTCTAAATGGAGTGGGCATGTAGATTTTCTACCTGAAGAAAATACTATTTTCTTAGATGGTCAATTAACTAATGTACATGATTCAGCAGCTGATAAGTTTCTATTAAAGGAATCAAAGTGGTTTACTGTAAATTATTCTGATGCAGCTAATAAGATTTTTAAAGTATTCAATGAATATAGTACTTACCTATCTAAATCAGCTGGTTTAAGAACAAATATTTTGAATAATTTTACAATGAAAAAAATGACTGAAGAGTTGGGTAAAATTATGGATAAATATGTAGGTACTATTGCAATTCAAAAACCATTTCAATTACCTAAATTAAATAAACAACAACCAATATCAGAGCAACCAAAGTTAAAGTTACCAAAATTAAATAAGTTATAATGAATCATTCATCAAAATATAGATTAATACAAGAGGGAACTGGTAAGAGAGTTTCTAAAGGAAACCTAAAACCATATGGTGTGTATAAAATAAGTACATACAAATATGCTGATGGTAATAAAGAAAGATTAGCAGGTTCTGAGGAAACAATTATATTTGTTACGGGAATATACAAAAAAAAGGTATCTGCACTTAAATTATCAAACATACCACCAGCTAACTTTTTCAAGTGGTTTAAAAAGTTAACAAAAAACGATAGTGTGGTTGAACGTGTATTAGAATCATTTCAGATTGGTTTATATGATTTAGGTGATGTATTTGATACAGGTGGTAATAGAATATATGATGGTTATATAAAAAACAATAGAGATTTTGTAGCAAAGGGTGCTGCATATAGAACCTACAATATGGATGGAATTCAATATTCTACCGAAATATTTTTTAAACAAGATACTTTAAAACAATACTATGGTTAATGTTACATATGGAATAACAGTTTGTAATGAAATAAAAGAAATTACAACATTAGTAAACTTTCTTCATCCAAGAATACAATCTGATGATGAAATTCTCATTCAATATGATGAAGGTGGTGTAACTGATGATGTGATGGGTTATTTAAGAATTATAAACGATTTACATGATAATGTAAACGTTATAGGATTTCCTCTAAACAAAGATTTTGCATCTTATAAGAATAACTTAAAGAATCATGCAAAAGGAATATTCATCTTCCAAATAGATGCTGATGAAGTTCCAAATGAATATTTGATTACAAATATGCATGATTTATTGGAATCTAATAAAGATATTGATTTATTCTTTGTTCCAAGAGTAAACACAGTTAAAGGTTTGACTGATGAACATATCCAAAAATGGAGATGGAATGTAAATGAAAAAGGTTGGGTCAATTGGCCTGATGTTCAGACAAGAATTTATCGTAGAACATCTGAAATAGAATGGGAAGGTAAAGTACACGAAAGAATTAAAGGTTACAATACAATGACTTATTTACCAATAGAAGAAGATTATGCGTTGTATCATCCAAAGGATATTCAAAGACAAGAGAAACAAAACGCATTATACGAAACTATATAAATGGTAAGACATAACTTTACAAAAGAAATTGTTACGGAGTTATTCAAAAAAGAACCATTAGATGTTTGGATTAACTCATTTGGAGGATGTAGGTCTAACTATATCAGAGATTGTATCAAAGATAGTTATACAACATATAATACAGCTTACGAACTTGCAGCTTGTCATTATGTTACTCCATTAGATGTACAAGTTGGTAGTGGTATCTTTTGTTATACCGAAGATGTTGGAATAGCAATATCATCTCAGATAAAAAGAGGTATGTATCATAACTTTCAAAAGTTAATGGGTGGTAACGAAGAAACTCCATTTGATATTGGTGTATGGTTAGAAAACATAGATACACAAATAGATAATTGGACTTCACCATCACATTTTCCAATTGTTATTATCAATACTGATGTAGTTGGTGATTATAAAGAAAAGTTTGAAGAGATATATGAAGTAGATATGCTACCTTTTAAGAAAAGAAGTACATCTGAGTATATAGATGAGGTAAAGCCATATAATAAATTAATAGAAAAAATTAATAGTAAGTTAAGAAACTTACCAAACTTTACTGTAAATGAAAAAATTCAATAAAATATTCGTATGTGGTATATCAAGAACAGGTACCAAAAGTTTGGGACAATATTTAACTAAATTTAATTTAAAAACAGTACATCATGGTGGTAGACTTGCTAGTCCAATTCAAATAAATAAGATAGATGTTTTGTTAGATGATAAACAAACTCAATTCGCATACGAAGTTCTTAACCAACAATACCCTAATTCACTTTTTATTTATACAAATCGTAATACCAACGAATGGGTAGATAAGATTATTTCTTGGAAAACTGATTGTAGTTATATCTATTCTCAATTATTTAATGTAGATAATGGGGTAAGTCCAGATACAAAAGAAACATTAATAGCATTTAAAGAAGAACACTTCAGTAGATTTCAACTATTTGCAAATAAACTTACAAACGATAGAGTCTTATATTTGGATTTGGAAGATAAAGATAAGATTAAAGCTAAAAAAATTACTGAATTTTTAGGATGTAAAAATGCTGATAATGTGAAATACCCAAATATAAAATATAGATAATGGAAAACATAATAATGTTTATTAAAAGTTATAGAGGTGATTTACAACGATGTGTAGCACTAACGGAAAGTATTGCTAAATTCAATAAAGATAATATACCAGTTTATCTTTCAGTTCCAACTAATGATATTGAGTTGTTTAAACAAAATACACCATTTTATACTGAAATAATTTCAGATGATACAATAACATCAAAATCAGAAGGATGGGTAGGACAACAAATGGTTAAATCATTGGTTTACAAATTAAACCTATGTAGATTTTATGTTTGTTTGGATTCTGATGTATATTTTTTCAAAGATTTTTATATCAAAGATTTTTTATATAAAGAGGATGTACCATATATGATTATGCATGAAAGGGATGATTTTTATGAATTTATAGATAGATTTCCACAATTACAAACTTATGATGTTAGAGCTGGACATGAAGCTGAGTATAAATCTATTATGAACCATTTTGGTAGAGAAGGTAAAATATACCATTATGGTATCTCTCCTTATATTTGGGATACTAAAGTTTGGGAATGGTTAGATACTGAATGGGGATTAGATACTTTATTCGAAAAACATGCAAATGAGTTAAAGTGGTATGGTGAAGGTGCTTTGGCAATGAAAACACCTATGATGCCAACCTCACCATTATTTAAAGAATTCCACTTTCCCGGACAATATGAAATATATAAACAGTTAGGTTGGGAGGAAAAACACTTCCATAAACAATATATGGGAATGGTAATGCAGAGTAATTGGGGAGCACCTTTAAAATATTAATAATGATATCATTTTGTATTTCAACATATAATAACTTAGAATATTTGAAGATAGCAGTAGATAGTGTTCGTAAGAATTCTTACTACAAAAATTCTCCATTTATTATTCATGCTGAAAATTGTAATGATGGTACTGATGAATGGTTAAAAGAAAACTATGAAAGATATGGTTTGAATTGTTATCTTGATAAGAATGAAGTTCCTTTGGGAATTGGTGGAGGTATGAACTTTTGTGCTAGTAAAGTACAAACTGAATACATTATGTTCTTACATTCAGATTTCTATGTAACACCAAATTGGGATAAAGCTCTGATGGATACTCATAACAAATATCCAAATCAAAAATTGTGGGTAAATTCACATAGAGTAGAACCAAAAATGTTTCCTGATTCACAAAGTAGACCAGGTACAATTGTAGTTCCTAAAGAAACGTTTGGTGCATATCATAATGATTTCAATTCAGAGTTATTTGATAAATACGCTAATGAATTCACATCTGAAAATGATTTTGAGATTCCAAAAGGTGAAGGTGTAAGTGGATTAATTAAAAAAGAACATTGGGATGAGATTGGTGGTAATGACCCATTATTTGCTCCTGCATCTTGGGATGATATGGATTTATTTCTAAGAATGTTACAAAGTGGATTTAGATTCATTCTACCAACTACATCATTAATTTGGCATTTTGGGGCAAGAGGTTCACATAGATTAGAAGAGAATGATGGAAAATCATCTGAAAGACAGATGAGAGCAGAATATAACAATTCTCAAAAGTGGTTTTCTAAATGGGGAGGAGCTCCCGTTTTTGATGAATATGAAATGATAAAAGGAATACAAAAATGATTACAGCAATATTAAATGGATATAAAAGAGGAGACCACCTTAATGAACAATTAGAAGCATTAAAAAATCAAACAGTACCACCTGATGAAATTTTACTATGGTATAATAATCCAGGTGATAACGATTTATTAAATTATGATATTGGAATGGAAATACCAGTTGCATATTGTAACTATAACTTTGGTGTGTGGGCAAGGTTTTACTTTGCTATGAATGCTAGGAATCCATATGTTGTAGTATTTGATGATGATACCATTCCTGGTAAAAGGTGGTTAGAGAATTGTATGAAAACAATGGAAACTAATGAAGGATTATTAGGTACAGTTGGATTACTATATCCAAACCCTATACTACCTCAAAATTCATCTTACTATGAACATTATTTAAGGTTTGGATGGCCAACACCAGGTAATAATGATAAAGTAGTTCAAGTTGATTTGGTTGGGCATAGTTGGTTCTTTAAAAAAGAATGGTTATCCCACTTTTCAAGAGAATTACCTGAACCAAAGTATAACACTTGTGGTGAAGATATGCACTTTTCTTATATGTTACAAAAGTATGCTAATATTCCTACATTTGTACCACCGCATCCAAGAGATGATATGGAACTTTGGGGAAGTTTAAAAGGTGGTGAATATGGTGGAGATGCAAACTCTTTATGGACTTCGAATCAAACAAACGTAGAAGGTACTCCATTCAGACAAGTTATGAACGAATATTTTAGAGAACAAAGATTAAAAGGTTGGAAATTAGTAAATGAAAGATAAACCAATATTATTATGTTTTGGGACTAGACCCGAATGGTTAAAGATTAAGCCTTTAGTCAAACTTATGGATAGGAGTGAGTATAAACTTTTATTTACAGGTCAGCATATTGACTTATTAAAAAATGTGGAAGTTGATTATAAGATAACAATATCAGAAAACTCAAATAGATTAGATTCTATTATTTCAGATTGTATGTTACAATTTCCAAATGGAGATTTTAGAGGAGTATTAGTACAAGGTGATACTGGTTCTGTATTTGGATGTGGTTTAGCTGCATTTAATCGTAAGTTAAGAATCTATTATTTAGAAGCAGGTTTACGAAGTGGTAACTTAGAACATCCATATCCAGAAGAAGGATATAGACAGATGATAGCTAGGATAGCTGATGTTAACTTTACACCAACTGAATTATCGGCACAAAATCTGAAAGATGAAAAAGTACATGGTGAAATTCATATAGTTGGTAATTCGGTATTAGATAACTTAATAGAGTTTGATAAACCAACTATGTTAAATAAGATATTGATTACATTACATAGAAGAGAAAATCATCATTGGATGGATGAGTGGTTTACTGAGATTGAAAGATTAGCATTGGAATATCCTCATTATGAATTTATACTTCCTATACACCCCAATCCAAATGTTAAGAAGCATAGACCTATTTTGAAAAACGTAACTGTTTTGGAACCATTGGAGCATAAAGATTTAATTAATATTATGTTAGAAACAAATCTAATTATTTCAGATAGTGGTGGTTTGCAAGAGGAGGGTACATTTTTTAATAAGAAGGTGATTGTATGTAGAAAAACAACCGAAAGACCTGAAGGTTTAAAAACAGGTCATTTACATATGTGTGAAACCCCAAAACATTTAAATAATTTATTTGGAAAACTCATAGAAAATCCGTATATTAGTATATCATGTCCTTATGGAGATGGTTATACCTCAGAAAAAGTACTAAAAATATTAAGAAATGAAAAACTTTAGAACTCATTTTATTACATTTAGAGATAAACTTAGAAACAAAGAACATTTTGCTTTCTCTAGGTTTTCTGATGGTGAAATGCATATATTACAAAACAAAGAATTAAAGTTAGATAGTAATCTAATACAAATAGGTGAAAAGAAGCAGGGTGGTGTCTACCAACCAGCAGATTTTAAACATTTTGACCCAAAGGAACATAGTTTTTCTCAAAAGAAATTAGTGGAATCTCTTCAATATAAACAACCAAACTATTACAAAGGTATTAGTTGTAGTTGTTGTGTTGGTAAACAAAACTTTGATTGGCAAGTTGATTTAGCTGGAGGAGATGATGAATCTCTAACTTGGGCTAACCTTTGGGTAAATGGAAACTACCCATCATTTGTTAATGAAATATTACCTATATTTTATGGTAGGGATTGTGTATTTGTTGGACATGAAAGTGCTAAATTAGATAGATTACCATTTTTTGTAAATGATTTTAGAGTTGGTTATAACGCTATGAGTAATAATTATGATACTATTGAAATTATGGCTAATTGGATTAGGGAAAATAATATAGAAAATCATCTATTTCTATTTTCAGCTGCATCCTTTACTAACTTAGCAATATATCAGTTATTTAGAGAGTTTCCAAATAACACATACATTGATATTGGGACTTGTTTAACACCAATGATGGATATGCCAACTCATAGAGGATATTTGGAAGCATATTGGGGTTATAAAGGAGGAAAAGATTTACAAAAGATTTGCGAATGGAACTAATAAATTGTACACCAAAATATTGGGAATTTGTAAGAATTCTTAGAAATGATGAAAGAGTATTGGATGGATTTATAAAATCAGTTCATATTACTGAAGAGATGCAAACTGAATATATGAGAAATCATTATAGATTTTATCGTATTGGATTGGTAGATAATAAACCCGCAGGATATGTTGGTGTAATAGAAGATGATATTAGAGTATGTACACATCCTGATTATCAAGGTAAAGGTTTAGGTAAGTTTATGATTAATGAATGTATGAAACTTTTCCCAACTGCATTTGCAAAAGTAAAAATAGATAATGAAATAAGTATGAAGTTATTTGAAGCTTGTGGGTTTACAAAGAAATTTTATATTCTAACAAAAGATTAATATGAAACACAGTCCATACAAAATAGTAAGAATGTTTGAAGAGGATATAGCTGAATATACAGGTTCTCCATATGCTGTATCAATTGATAGTTGTACAAATGCACTATTCTTAGTTTGTAAGTATTTGGAAGTGAAGGAAGTAACTATTCCATCACAAACTTACTTATCAGTACCACAATCCATAGTTCACTCTGGAGGTGATGTTATCTTCGATAAGAGAGCAGAAACTAATCATTGGAAGGGTATGTACCAATTGAAACCATATCCTATCTGGGATGCCGCAAAACGATTGACATCGAATATGTATGTTCCTAATCAGTTTATGTGTTTATCATTTCACATTAAAAAACTACTTCCTATTTGGAAAGGTGGTATGATTTTAACCGATGATAAAGATGCATATAATTGGTTTAAGAAAGCAAGATACGAAGGTAGAAGTGAAAAGTACTATAAAGATGATGATATAACATTTCATGGTTGGAATATGTATATGACTCCTCAACAAGCAGCACATGGTTTATCAATGTTCCAAAACTATCCAGAACATATGAGTGATTTGGGTGAAGATAATGGATATAGAGATTTAACTGAATTTACAGTATTTAAAGATTTTAAAACAATAGAATAATAAAAAATATAATAATGATACAAATTGAAAAAAACAAATTATATCTCGTAACTGGTGGTGGTGGTTTTTTAGGACAACCATTGGTAAAGCATATATTAAACGAAGGTGCACGAGTTAGAATTATAGGTAGAGATGAAGCTACATTGGTAATGATGAAACAAAGACATCCAAATATAGAAATACATCCAGGTGATATTTCAGATGAATTTGAGGTAAGACAATCAATGAAAGATGTAAATGGTGTATTCCATCTAGCTGCATCTAAGCATGTTGGTTTAGCCGAAACGTTTGTACGTGAGAATCTAAAAAGTAACGTAATTGGTTCATTTAACATATATGAACAATCCTTAAAGCAAGACTTAGATTTTGTATTAGCAATTTCTACTGATAAGGCAGCACAAGTTGTTGGTGTATATGGAGCTACTAAACTGATGATGGAAAGATTATCAAAACAATATCAGAATTTAAATTCAAATTGTAAATATCGTATTGTACGATATGGTAACGTATTATATTCAACAGGTTCAGTATTATGTAAATGGAAAGATTTAATAGAACAAAAGAAAGAGTTAATTGTAACCGAACCTGATGCAACAAGATTCTTTTGGACAGTAGAACAAGCTATTGATTTAATTTTAGATTGTATGGAAAATGCAACTGATAGTACACCATATTGTCCGAGTATGAAATCAATGAGTATAAAAAGTTTATTAGGAGCAATGGTTGAAAAATATGGTAACTCTAGTTGGGAAAAGTATCCAATTAAAATAATAGGATTACAACCAGGTGAAAACTTTCATGAGAAGGTTTTAGATGAAGGTCCTTTTTCAAATGAAGTTGAACAATTTACTATTGAAGAGATTAAAGAATTAATATAAGTATGAATTTAACAACCATAGTAGGAACTTGTGATTCGTATTTGGATTTAATTCCAGGTTTTAGTATTTTATATGAACGATACTTCGAACCAAATATAGAAACATTAATAGTTAGTGAAACAGAAGATTTAGATATATCTAAATATAAATTTATAACTCCAGGTAAAAAACAATGGGGTGAACGAATTATTCAAGCAATATCTGAAACCAAAACTGAATATGTATTTTTTGTTTTAGATGATTATTACTTATCTCAGTTGTTAACTAATGAATACATAGAATACCTACTAAAGTTTATGGATAATCATAAGGTAAACAAAATAATGTTAAGTCCTGTTCCTGATTTTGCTAAGTATGAATATTTAGAAAGTATTAATACTATGCATAAAATGTCTCCTAATAGTCCTTGGTTAACATCAGTACAACCAGCAATATGGAGAAAAAGTGAGTTGTTAAAATTCTTAAAACCCGAATATACTCCTTGGAACTTTGAAGTTAAGGGTAGTGAATTAGCAAAGAATAATATAGAAAATTATTTTGTAGCAAAGTTGGATAACCCAATATACTTTAATATGGTTAGAAAAGGAAAACAACCATCACCAGGTTGGGAAGAATTTTTAAAAGAACAAAATTTAACTCAATACATATGAAAATAGCAGTTGTACTTTCTGGTTACTTTGGTACTATTAGTACTAACGATATGCAATCTGGTATAAAATCTCATAAGAAAATAACAAATTTCTTTAAAGATTATGATGTAGATTATTATATACATTCGTGGCAGATTTGGGATAAGAATGAAATAGTTGATTTATATAATCCCAAAAAAAGTATGTTTGAATCACAAATAGATTTTGATATAACCGAAAAAGAAATATGTGATAACCAAAAATGGTTCGATGAGGGATTTGATAGAAATTCAACAATGTACAAAACGGCAACTATTTATAAAACATTATCATTTTTCTATTCAAGAAGTTCAGCACTAAAATTAATAGAAGGTGATTACGATAGAGTATTTGTGATGAGATTGGATATAGGAAATAGGGGTACTGATGATGTAAACTTTCCACATAAGTTCGACTTTAACTCAGATGCTAATAAAATATACACACCATATTGGAATCAATTAAATATTGGTTTAGGTGATATGTGGACTATTATGAATGGTGAAGATGCAAATAAACTATCTAAAATATATGATAAGGTAAAATCATATTATCAAACTGATAGCGAATATGTAAATAAGATGTTAAATGGTTGGCCAATGAGTGAAAAGGGTGAGTTTAATCAAACCGCAAAAGAACAATTTAGTAATGTATGTTTAACTGATAGAACTCCCGAATTAATGACGTATCCAAAGTGGTATTGTGTAAATAAT